CATTTGCTTTATCCATTCCAAGTGAACAATTGGATGCGGCTGCACTTCTTTGGTAAGGAATTTGGCCAATTCCGGTGACTGGGAGAACGAAGTCATGTCGGGGTGCAGTTGACAGAGAGCCTGTTGCGAATCAGTGAGAAACCGAAATCTATAACTGCTAAACATGTAATTTTGTGTGTGCTTGAGCAATTGATTTGCAGTCCAAATGTAGTTAAACGTTCTTAACTGAGCCTGCTCAACTTGCACGTACTCTGCGTGATATTTTTGTATTTGCGGCAGTTGACTTGCACTTGATAACCACCAGGTGTTACCATCTGTGGTTTGAAAATTCTTGGAATATGCTGGGTCCTGTTGAATAACTGGATCCCAGGAAGAGTCTTGAATAAGTTTATCAAATCTGGTTGTGCCGGCCCATTGTGCAACATAAATGGCGGTTGGGTTTTGAATTAATTTATTTACTAAATTACTGAATATAAATTCATTACCAGCACCAATGCCAGAACAATTTACAATTTGATAATCGGGCAACAGAGCCGCTAGTATTTGCGGCCATTCAGGCCAGATATGCCCATGGGCAAACCCATCACCAAAAGTGTAAATTGTATTACTGGAACTCATATGCCTGCTGGGTGCTGATCTCGTACTCGGCCTGCATAAAGAATTCGTATTCTTTGGTGCTGGTAAAATTGGTTAAAAAACTATTGTGTTCTAGCCACTGGTCAACTTTGGTCAAATCACAGTTGCCGGCTAGATGACGGCATAGTCTTGTGAACCTGGGAGTTTTTTCCACAATGTCGCTAAACTCTAGATTGAAAGCATTAGAATAATTGCACTGGTAAAATGGCAATAGATAACTTTTTGCTGTGGATCTCATTTTGTCATCATGCTGTGCCCGAGACAATTGCGCCCATCTCTGTGCAAAATATAAATTGTACACACGAATCCATCTATAGAGTTTGCTTTTTATAGAAGCAGTTGTGATAGATAATATTGACTCAAACATGGCTTGATCCAATAACTTGGGATGGCAGTGCGTGCCTTGCCAGGGCAGCAAACTATCTCGGCCAAGCAATGCTTGGTATTTTTTATTGAACGCCTCCACAGAGTATTCATCAAACACATCATCGCTGTCACCAATGAATAGTTCGTGCTCGCCATGACCCAACAACGTTGCGGATGTTATGTTGGTGTTGGGCTGATTGTTGAGTATATTACAAACCAGCCCGCCGGCAGCATAGTGTGGATAGCACACAAGATTCACGTCAAACACTGCCTTCCAGTTGATCAAGCAATCCTTCATCAAGTGATTCTTCTGCGTCAACCTCGGCAGTGGATCCAGTGTCAAACAAGTTGTTAAACATACTGAGTGAGTTAAATGCTCGTTTGCCAGTGTACCCACGTGTGCCAATCACTCGTTCCCAAATGCTGGCATGATCATCAATAATCTGCAGACTCTTTTGTCTGTCGCGAGCAGCAAACACACGTTCAATCACACTTCTAAAGTCATACCATTTGTCATGTGGATGCATCAACATGCCAGGACCCTGACCTGAATCGTACACTCGATTGGCACGTTGCACAGCTTCAATGTGAGTCCACACGTTGTGACCCATAAGCAATGCATAACTGAAACTATCCCAACTGGTTTTGCCTTCTTTGCCAATCTTGTTCAAGTCACCTGGTTTGTAGACACAGATATCTGAAACTTTCAACCGACTGGAAATGGGACTGTCTTCAAAATTATTATGTATCTTGTCTTGTCTTACTGCATCACCGAACAATCGATTATCCAGCGAGTACTTTTTGTCATCCACAGTGGAACTCATGCGATAACTCCACTTGTCACGATTCTCGGTCACAATACTGTGATACAATTGTCCATTGGCAGTGGCCAGGAAAGGACTAGCACAATCAAAGCTGATGGTAAAATTGGGATTATGATAATGTCTAACAGCACGTTGGATGTCAGTTAGCAACACCGCCCATTCCAATTTACTAGTTCCCAAAAAGTGCATCCAGTCATGTTGACCTTTTTCCAACAAGCCATCGTGTATCAATGACACCAGCCGACGAAGCACAAGATGAACATCGCACATGTTCTGACCACCCATGCCCCAACCGTCAAATGGTCGCTGATGTTTGTCAGCGTTGCAATAGTCTTTCATAACCTCGTACCAGTTGTCGGCATCGGCATGATTGGCTCCTTGCAATACATTTAGAATCTTAACATTGCCATGACGGTTTGCCATCCAGTATTCATTATTGTATTTGGTTGCCTTGACTGCATCATCATAACTGTAGATACCTGCCGCAGCCGCCCATTCTGGATTGGTACATGTCCATGTGGGTATATCCATGGTCATTCCATATGTGGCAATACCACACTGCCACTCCAACACTGCTCTGCGCTTTTTCTCAGCTTCTTTGTCAGTGGGGTCAGCCCAACGGCCGGGCCAGACACCTTTGGCAATTTGGAACCCACCCGAATCGGCAATCATAAAACTGTTGGGGTCACGATTGCGAATCATGTCCTCTTTGGGATTATGTTTTGTAAGATCTAAGTTGGCATGTCCTGCACTGTACAAACTCCACTTGTAAGGAAACAGCCCTTTTTGTGGATTAAGCCAATTCAGTTGTTCCATGTCGGGAATGCCTTGTGGCATCCTGGTTGGAGGAATATATGGGTCAAATCTTTGTTTGCCTATATATGTGGAATAAAAGCTCGACACCGCAGGTAAAAACACTGCGTAGTCTTTTTGAGCTGCGGTTAGATCGTGTTGTTCAATCACTTGCTTTGTGCAGGTAAAGTGTATGTGTATTCGGCTAGTCCTGAATCCACTGTGATTTGCATAGCACCATCTTCGGCAATGCGCATAACCTTGTCGCCAACTAGATCAAGTATGCTGATTACTTGCTTAACTGGCCAAGCCCACACATGCTTGAGCGTGCCAGAAACGCCTGGGTGAAACACAAACTCCCCAGCGTGTGTGCTGTGGTCTCCAAAGTTAAACTTTAGATTGCCAGATTCCACTCGAACTTTGAAATTGGGTTCTTCGGCATTGGCCTGCGCCTGCATCTTGAGTCGCTGAATACTGGCATTGGTCGGCTCAAATTCAATGTTCCAATTAACACCTCGCATCACAGCAGTTTTGAGTTTCTCTGCAACCACTTCCGATGTCATGAATCGGAAATCGTTTTTAAAGTCACCAACCTTGTTCTCAAATTGCAATCCCACCGGAACATCAACTCCGTTACGGCTCTGGCGAGTAACACTGATGTTGGCATTCTCTCGATACTCTTGAATGTTCAAAAGAATTTTTAATTTATCCAAGTTTGGCATACCAAACATACCAACAAAGTCACCAACTGGCACATGGTACTTGGCCTGAAGCACAACTGACCGGTCTTCGGCCATGCCATCTACTTCGGTAGTATCGGCTGTGCCAGTGACTTTGATAAGTCCAATGCAACCCAGGTCGTGTGTGTGACCTACTAAATCTAACAAATGATCTCTCATATTTTTCTCCTGTAATGAGTATAGTATATAGGCAATTTCAATTACTAGCAACGATTTTGGCTAGAGCTTGACCACCTTTGATGCTGGTTAATTGACCTGGCTTGTGTAATTCAATCCAGGTAACTGCCGCATCAATATCGTATCTGTGGGCAACTACAAATCCCAGAGTATTAATTATGTTCATAACACGAGACTCGGGGGTATAACAAGCAAAACTTCGCTCGGCTAGATCTACCCCGGCTGCCCGGTCACAGTTGTTGAAGGTCATTGCCAGGCAGCCACCGGGCCGCAACTTGGTAAACAATGTGGACAGGTATTGCGCTATCAATTCAATGGGCTTGAAATTAAAATAGTTATATACCAGCATAAACCCAATTTGGTTATCAGGCAACTCATGCAACATGCTTTCTCGTTCGTTATACTCGTCCACTAGATATCGTCTTAGCCGTCTAGTGTATTCGTTTACAAATCTTGAAGTTGCTGGCGCCATTAGATCAAAATTTTGATCCACTAGGTACAATGGATCCAGTGCAACCAAGTGTGTTATCCAGTCGTCTAGGCCAGGCCTGATGATCAAGCCAGGGTAACGCCAATCAGTATACTTGAAAATCCTTGCCAATATGAAATCAGTTGCTTCTTGAGTCAGCACAAGTCGTCGATTCAAAATCCATTCCACACTGTCATTGCGCATTTCCCTGTCGTGCAAAAACGTACTATTTGTATAGTAGTCCCCTTCCTGTAGGTCAATACGTGCTTGAACAGCAGACCGTACTGATTCAACTGTGGATTTGAAACAATCAATCTCGTTTAGCACACTAGCAAAATTTCTACTCAACTGATTTGTCAACTCAGGAAATTGCAATTCATGTGAGTTCACACTATGCATTATTGGCGCAAGTTGCTGAGTTTGAGCGATTGTTGCTGACTCGGAATCCCACGAGTCAAGATGATTCACATAGGATACCAACTGACTGAGTTTCATTTAAAACTAAACAATGATGTAAATGTGTTTTCTGTGTTGGTAGATGATGCTAGATCCCAGTCCAGCACACCCAACAAGTTGTCCACCTTTTGGTCCACAACAGTTGCCTCCATGGCTAGATCATCAAACGGCAATTCCTTAAACCATTGTGGCAAGTGCATCTCGTCAGTGGGATATCCAATTGACGACCAGCCCAGGGGATTGCTCTTGAGCTTGCACACAATGACTTTCATGCCATCAACTACTGACATAGAGTAATTGTCAGAATTCATACGTCGAAGTGTGTTCCAGTTCATGCCTGCGCGAACATGCCCGGGCATGTTGGTCTTGCCCTGAGCAGACTCGGCGGCACTGTACTTGGTCAAGTTGTTAACCCTCTTGGGAGAACCTTTTTCCCAGGCCGGCCGTTCCATAAAGATATATTTGAAATCTCGAATTTTTTCAATAATACTTTTTCTTGTGGCACCAGTCAACACTTCATTCAGAATCTCACTTAGAAATTCTTGAATGACTTTTGGAGTATCACTACGCTTCAAGTCCAAGCCCATGGCCTTGACCTTGCCTGGTTTGCCATTGACATCAGTGCGCTTGCCTTCTTTGTCTATGATCATTACCGCATAACGCTTCTTGGTAATAAACAATCCTTTACTGGCAACCACCTCACGACCACCCTTGATCACACTGCCCATTTCTCTTGGGCAGTGAAACGCCTGCTCCATGAACCCTGGAAAACTGTTGTTGACCTGGTCAGCAATTGAATCATACAATGCAATACAAGTTTCATTGCTCCATTCCATGCGTCCAGCTTCAACTTCGGCTTTGAGTACAGGCCATGCACTGAAGTAGCAAGAGTCTGTGTCGCCATAAATGATACTTTCGCCAGTATGGTCATATTTGCCAGTAATGCATTCGTTTACGTGTGCATCCATGTGTTTGGCAATAGCTCGGCCTGTTAGTGTAGTTGACTGTCCAATACGTTTGTCATAGAAGCGACAATGTGGGTTAAGAATAGCACCATACAAACTGTTCAAGTTAATCTTCTTGACCAACTGACGCTTGTCCCAGTACTCTTCAGCAACCTTGTCCCCAGAGTTGATACACTCTTTGAGCTTGGCCTGCATCTCTTTGCGTTCTGCATACCAACGTTTGAGCAAGCCAGGAATCACTCCTTCTTTCTCATAGGTGAAAATTGTACCGTTGGCACTCAGCATCCAGGGTTGGTTGCTGTCAAATATCATTGGCCAGACTTCGGCTGCACTGTGCACAGTTGATGATCCATCTTTCCAGTCAATGGTGATTTCAGTTCCTCGTTGACGCTCCAGTACTGATTCGTATTCTAATGATCCAAACAATCCTTCCCATGCACCAGCAAAACTTGATCCACCCTGCATCTTTTCTTTGATGTAGTGGTCAGTCATTACTGGTCGGAGTTGACCAATAATTGTTTCCGGTCCCATATTGAGCGCACGAATAGCCGAGGGATAGAGCGAGTTGATGTCGATACTACCAATGTATTCGTGGATTCCTTTTTTGGGCGTAGCAACGTAGGCACCTGCGGCTTGAGTGTCTTCATCTGTGAATCTTTCTTTACGGTTAGGAACTACCATCCCACGTTCGTGGGCTTCATTAATGATTGCTTGCTCAGTAACTGCTACTGCGCCCATTGTGGTGGGCAACAACACAGTATTTTCATGCGCCAGTGTATTGGCTAGATCAAGGAACCGAAGTTTCTTGTCAATCTTGGCCAATAACACTGTGTCCTGTCGATTGTATTCAATAAATGTTTTGAAGTTTTGATTATACAACTGATCTAGTGTGCCTTCAAATGCTGTCTTTGATCCCAGTTCTTCATATTCACCAATGGCATCCAAACTGTAGCTGTGGCGTTCTTCGTATGTGTATTTGCGATACAACTGCATATAGTCCATGTGAACACGACCAATTAAATCGTATGTTTGATTTTCAGCGCCAAATCTCTCAAACATACGCATCTTGGGCAACTGTCCCCAGAGACAGAATCTGCGAGTATCATCTTTACTCAACACTCGAGTCACACGATTAACAGTGTACGGAATATCATATCCTTCTGAATTCCAGCCACTGAGCACATCAGCATCTTCAATTACATTTAGAAATGTATTCAACAAATCAGCTTCAGACTCAAACACAAAACAATCGGGAAAAACTGCGCTGATTTCCTTGGCTGTTTCCATACTCATACCCTTGGGAGGAATCACTAGAGTCACTAGTTTATCAATCCAGTCTAGGTATATCGAAATAGCAGTTATGGGATTGAACGGATCGTCAGGGCGACTGAATCCTCGTTCAGGATCAAAGTCAACTTCAATGTCAAAGAATGCTGTGTGAAGCTTGGGCCCATCTTGTCCTTTGTAGTTGTCCTCAAGACATCTAAAGATGGGATTGATGTCTGACTCGTAAATTTGTTTGCTAGAATGTGAGCTAACTTCTTTTCGAAACTCTTTATTACTGCGGCTGGTAAATCTGCTTACTGGATTGCCGTATATGCTACGAAACTTTCCTTTTGGATCATCATAATACAGCACATAGTTAGCAGGATACTCGCGGTATTCTCTGGCGCCATCTCGTCGTTCAACAACATGGATACGATCTTTTGATCGATCAAATAATGCATCAATATAACTCATTAGTTCCTTTGTGGGTTATGATACCACATGCATTTACAAAGTTTTGCCAACAGTTTCCAAAATAGTTTCTAGCAATTCATGGTCTTGCTTTGCTTGCCCAAAGCTGGCTTTATGTGCCATGCTGATAGCTTTTTTTAACACAGCAGGTTTGATTTCCAATTCTTCAGCCACTGCCTTGATAGTGTCAGCAAGACCACCTTGCAATGTGTCAACTTCGTGCATGACCTGCATGCCTTCGTTGATGATTTGAGTCAATTTAATTTTTTGTTCGCCGTTAAAGGTTTTAGTTTCCATGAGTTTTCCTAGTTAGTAAATTATTATAACACACCAAGTGACAGATGTCAATAGCGATAAGTGTCGGGTTTGAACGGTCCGGCAACATCTACTCCAATATAGTCTGCTTGGCGCTGGTCCAATGTGGTCAACATTGCACCAACCTTTTCCAAGTGAAGTCGTGCCACTTGCTCATCAAGATGCTTGGGCAACAAATAAATTTTTCCAGTTTCATATTGATCGGTGTTGTTGAACATCTCGATCTGAGCCAACACCTGATTGGTAAAGCTGTTGCTCATAACAAAGCTGGGGTGACCTGTGCCACAACCCAAGTTCACCAAGCGTCCTTTGGCTAGTACAACAATCTTGCGACCGTTAACAAGTGTAACATGATCTACCAAGGGTTTGATTTCGTCCCACTTGGCATCCTGAATACCAGCAATATCAATTTCGCTGTCAAAGTGGCCAATGTTGCAAACAATGGCATTTTCCTTCATGCACAACATGTGCTCACGTGTGATAACACCAATGTTGCCTGTGGCGGTAACAAAAATATCAGCTTTGTCCTTGGCATAATCCATTGTGACCACTCGGTAACCTTCCATGGCAGCTTGCAGTGCACAAATAGGATCAACTTCTGTAACCCAAACTTGTGCGCTGAGTGCTCGCAAGGCCTGTGCCGAACCTTTGCCCACATCGCCGTAACCGGCCACCACAGCAACTTTGCCGGCAATCATAACATCAGTGGCACGTTTGATAGCATCAACTAGGCTTTCACGGCAACCATACAAGTTGTCAAACTTGGTCTTGGTCACCGAGTCGTTTACGTTGATAGCAGGCAACCGCAGTGTACCAGCGGCAATGCGTTCCAATAATTTGTGGATACCTGTTGTGGTTTCTTCTGTAACACCCTTGATACCGGGAATCAGGTCAGGGTGTTTGTCGTGAATGTAGCCAGTTAAGTCGTGCCCATCATCAAGTATCATGTTGGGTGTCCAACCGTCTGGTCCACGCACAGTTTGTTCAATGCACCACCAGTATTCCTCTTCCGTCTCGCCCTTCCAGGCAAATACAGGAATACCCAGATCGGCAATGGCAGCGGCAGCCTGATCTTGTGTGCTAAAGATATTACACGAGCTCCAGCGTACACTTGCACCCAAGGCCACCAGCACCTTGATCAGTACAGCAGTTTGAATTGTCATGTGCAAACTGCCCACAATACGTGCACCCTTTAGTGGTTGTTTGTTTTTGTATTGTTCTAATACAGCGTGTAAGCCAGGCATTTCGTGCTCGGCAATTGCAATTTCTTTGTGTCCCCAGGGAGCCAGAGAAATGTCGGCGATTTTATAGTCGTTTAAAGGTGTAGTCATGATTGTATTATATAGTGATTGATGTGAAAATACAAGAAGTATTTGCTCACTTTACAGATATCCAGGTAGCGAAACCGATTCTGTTAGGCAGCAGCCGCCCTTACATCCCTAGTGGACCTAGGATTGTTTCTTTAGATGATAGTAAATTTTAACACGTTCCAGCAGTTCGGCCATGCCAGCATCGTTTTCCGACATTCGACGAATATTGCCCCAGAGTTTGTCTTCCTGTATCTGATCCATGAGACTCTTGGCTCGGGTATTTTGTCCAATCATCACACGCTCAGTACTGCCAGCTTCTCTAGCGTACACTGTGTCGCCGCCATCAGGACTTTCGTAAATGTAAGTTGCGCCAGATTTAAGATTTCCCATTGATCCAAGTGCCGCCGTGTTGTTGATACCATTTATTGGCATAAATGTTTGCTTGCTTGCTAGGATACACGTTAAACTTGCTTTCTGCAACAATTTTGGCACGATTCCACAAATTTAAATCGCTGGGTGTTGTACGGCCTTCTGCAACACCTTCTTGCATGTTTTTTAACAGTTCTTGTGCTTTTTCAACACTGATCATGTATCTACCAAAACGATTTGGATCTGCGGCTTTTTGTAGATATTCTTTGCTAAAACCTTTTGGTGCTTCTGCTGCTGGTTTGTTGTCTGATGGGGCGGTCATTGTTGCAGTTGGCTTTAACCCACCGGTATAGCCACCTTGACCGTCAGGAGTAACTCTAGCATTGGCGCCTGCTGAACCAAGTGCCATGGCCCCGGCAAGACTTAGTCCTGCCAACTTGGAGCCTAGGCCTTCTGCTAGTCCTGCTTTTGCTTTGGCTTCTTCTCTGCTGGGACTGAATCCCTGTGACATTGCTGACTGTACTTGGTTAGGATACACTGTTACTTTGAACATTTTACCATCCTTAACAATGTACCATTCTGTTGGATCTAGGTCGTGACGTTCATCGTTGCCGCCGCCATCTTGTTGATAAGCATATGATTGACGTTTGCCCATACCTGCCACACTACTATCGTAATCTCTTTGATAAGCATCTCTACGATCACGCATTTCATCCAAGCTTTCATTGTAGTTGTCATGCCGGTCGCGAATGGCATCTAAAGTCTTTTCACTAGCGCCTTCACGACCTGCCTTGGCCAGGGCCTGCATGCCTGCTTTGCCATACTTCTCATAGCCCTTGGCAGCACGGCTCATGCCTTGCTCGCCTTCCGCCACACCTTCCTGCATGTTGCCCAACATTTGCTCTACATGGCGAACCCAACCACTTACATCACTACTGCCAATTTCTTCTACATCACCTACAAAGTCAGCAACTTCGTCAATTGCGGCTGTTACTTTTTCTGGACCGTACTTAGATAATAAGTCGGTGCGTTGCATTAATATTCTGCGAGTAATAGCACCGGCCACTGGACTGTCTCCTACGCCTTCATTTACGCCTTGTTGACCATACATGTCGATGATTTGTTTAACATAGAAATTATAAAAGCCACGACGGCTATTGTATTCTCTATCTCCCAGCACAGTCTTTAATGCTTGTACAGCATCATTTAATTTTGGGCCTTGCATTATTTTTAATGCGTCAGTGACCAGTGAATCAACTTGTTGTGAGCCTTCCGCCACACCTTGCTTTTGCAAACTGAAGTAATTAGACACAACGTCGCCGGAAAAGTCTTCATCATAGTTGAACATATAACGAGCAGATTTTTGGCCTTGATCATTTGCCACAATGTGGTATGCTTGATTCAACACTTCTTCTTCAGAACTGATATCTTGACGCTTGTCAAAGATTTGTTGTGCCACTTGCTCGCTGTAGTAGGCGCCAAACTCTGCGCCTTCTGCAACACCTTGCTTGGCCATTCGGCGCTGTTTTAATCGGTCAAACACTTGTTTGGGAGTAAGTTCGCGACTGCGACCCATGTCAATGTTTGCTGCCGCAGTGGCAGAAGCTTGTTTGGCTTTGCGAATTTCTTCTGGGCTTGCTGGCAACGTGTTGGGAGACACAGTTGGTACAGGTGTCATACTGTCTTGTGCTGCCTTGGCTGCGGCAGCACGGCGAGCTGCAAATGCATCTGGAGCCTTGCGGGCAGGCAACGATTGAGTGCTAGCAGAAGTAGCAACTGCTGGTGTTTGTTGTGCTTGTGCAGGTTGGTTTGATGCTTTGCCAGCATTGTAACCAGCAACGCCACGACCAGCAACTTTGCCCATACCATATCCAGCTTTGTATGCTAGATCTCCAACAATGCCCTCATCAACGTCTTTGGGCCCAACATAGTGATGGTCTTGAACCCGATATCCTTGCTTTTTGTAAAAGTTAATAGCTGAATCAATTGCACTGTTGCGATCCACAGCTGACACCACAGCACGGCGTTGAATTGGCTCTTTGCGTTGAGTCACTACTGTGCCTTGCGGATCAGTCACGGTTACCATGACAATGTGTTTGGTACGATCTGGACGAGAGTCTGCACTCTCTTGGAATAGGTTATTGATAATCATTTTTTTCTTCTACGTAGTCTTGGGTTTCAACTGGTTGTTGACGTCGGCGATTGCAAAACATTTCGCATGCTATTACTGCATGATCTAGATTTTCAAATTTTGATTTTGATGGCTTGTTCTTGATAGTGATCCTGAATCCGTCATCTTCATTGCCATGAATTTTAATTTCGTGACCATCATCTGTGGTCAATGTTTTGACAACTGGGCCCACGTGATCAATGTTGGTGTTGACCTTGTCTTTGAGGTCAGGGTCTGTTCGTATCTCATCCTCAATAGTCTTGAGATAATCACCTAGCTTTTTCTTTACTGCACTGATTACATCTTCGGCTACTGGGTGCACAGGATCCAACTCCAGTTGCTTGGCGTCAAGATCAAGCTCATGCCCAAACGAACTTGTGTCTTCTTCCACATCGTCGTCAATGCTTTCACCGCCTACAAAATAACCCTTCATTGGATTTTTGGGATCAGTTTTGCTGCCAAGTACTGGACTGATATCTTTGGGTTTGAACAATGCCGGCAGTTGCTTGACACTGGTTTGATTGGCGTCGAGCCCCTCTTCCACTTGCTTGAAGCGATTTAAAATATCTCTAATGTCGTTGCTCATGCTCGATCATCCTTTAGAAAACTGCGCAACATCCAGCCGTTCTTGCCATGCGCATCAAGACGTTCGGCTATAAAGTTGGCAATACCTTGATTGTTTTCTTGTTCAGCAGATGCAAAACATTGATTCAATAAATCAATCATGGTGTTGTTATTTTCGAGTAATTCTTCAATCATGAGCCGAGCTCTGGGAATTTTAGTCTGTCCAGGAATTACGCTGAGTTCCTGAAATCGTTCAAATGATCCTGGGCTATATTCCTGCAGAGTTCTCACATACTCAGCAATTTTATCAACTGCACTGTATACTTCTTCATAAAAGTTGGCAAAGAAGTCATGGTATTGAGCAAAGTCGGGACCTTCTACATTCCAGTGAAAGTTTTGAGCCTTGACACTCAATGCATATTGTGAGGCCAGTAGCGTTTTTAAATCATTTGCGAGCATTTTTTAATTTCCTTTGTACCCAGGGTTTTTTATAGGCATTTGCATATTTAGTTTTGAAATTGTCAAACTGTCTAGATATTACTTCACCCATGGGTACTGCCATTGTGGCTATATTACCCGAGCAGGTGGCCCCAGAGTCTTCGTTAATAAATTCACGTGCTCTCATGTTCAATCACCAATCTATTGTCAATCCAACGTCCGGTGCCATGCTCAATGGTGTACCCATCGGTTATGAACTCAGCAGTGGTTTTGCCCACAGGACAAACTTCAATTTTGTATTCGCCAGGCGGTGCTTGTATTTGTAGCATTTGATTCAAATGAATAGAATTGTCCCAGGCCCATTCACGTTCAGTAAACATTTCATCGTTTACATAAACACGAAACACAGGTGGTTTTTCTGCCCATTGACAGCGTATGTTAAAGGTGGCCAGTACAAATTGAGTTTTCACCCGATATTTAGCGAGATTTTATCTCTTTGGGCTGTCCCACAATGACCTGAGAATTGTTGTATTGTGCACGGATAATCTTGCGTGCCATTTCATGAGTACGAGCCTGCACCGTGGTATCAATAATGTTGGTATAGCCAGGCTGCTTCAATTTGACCTTGACAATGTATGTTTTTAGTCCTTGTACAGTCTTGATAAAATCTTGTGCTCGCATGTGAATATTTATGATTTATTGCTGTACAACAGTCCGCGCAACTGATCACTGGAGCTAGGGAATTCATCAAGACCATCACAGTGAATATCAAACCCCAATTCTCGCAACGTTGCTTGTATCCATACTTGACTGGCCATTGGCAATGGCTCCCAGGTGATGTCAAAAGCTGTGTCACATACTGAATTGATAATATCTTTACAGAGTTGATCCTGGCCAATGTTGAGCTGCAAGCCAATCATTTGCTCATGATATGGTATCAGTTGATCAACTGACTTAACCCAGGGCTTGTTCCAAAATTTCTGTATACGATCAATGGTGTTGGGGAAGTCAAACAACAACTCATCAACATACACTATCAAGCATTGATCATGATGCCAGGTGTTGTCAAGCCCCCATTCAATTTGATCGTGCCAAGCCGGAAGCAAATAGTGACTTAGAAACTCTCGACGTATCCAAGCCGGTGTCTGTTCTATAGGAATACCGGCCATTGTGGGCCAATTATCATAAACTTTTGCTGGATCAATATGCCCTTCAAGAAATTGGGCTGCCCACCAATCTTTGTCTATTTTTTGAAAATAATTGTTTATGCACAGCAATTCTGTTGACTTGCTAGGGTATAACAGTATGGCCCGAGTGCAGTGATCAAGCATGTGCTCAATATTACCTATTAGGCTTTCTGTAGATTTTGTTTTGGGATGAATCCTTGCTGTCAATCGAGTATCTGCAGCAGACATGTATTGAACAAATCCGTCCATGTTCACTAGATGCCATGTCAGCTCAGTGTTGTGACTATTACCTTGCATTGGGCCCGTTACTTCAAATGGCGGAATTATCTCAACATCTGTGGCCAGTGTGGTCAATACCCATTCCAGGTAAGATCCGTATGTACCTCCAGCAAACGCTATTACAAGTGTGTCTTTCATCACTTGTAATTATCACATGGGCGTGCTATAGTCCAATTTTTGCAGGGTACATTGGTCCAGACTCGACTCTTTCGCCACCATCAAAATAGCTGATTTCCACGGGCAAGGAATCCCAACCCAATCTATATGCAGCCATGATACGATGATTGCCTTCGTTGACCCATGCGCTGCCATCATAGGCCACATTGATAAAAGGCTTGTATTCTTCGCCAGTGTGGCCATGTAGTGGTAGCTTGCCAGTGTCCTTCATTATTTTCATAATGGCTGCTAAGTCTGCTTGACGTACATTTTGTTGTTCATTACGCATGCCGGGTATTCTGGCCAGCTTGGTTACAGGAACTTCTACTTGCCTAACAGTAGCAGTGGTCTTGCCCATGTAAGGTAATCCGCGACGATCAGGGCTATGTTCCTTGGCATACTCAATGGCATTATTCAGCCACTCTTCATTGGGCACATCTACATTCAGTGTGCCTTCTATTATGAATTCACATGCTCTCATTTGTTTCGTCCTGATTTCATATTGGCGCACCAGTGATACATTTTGGCACGTTCGCCCGATGCATTCTTTGCTCGTTGTCTTAGGTCAGTAACTGAACCATTGCAGCTGGCACCAGCACGTTTTACACGACCTGGTCGGCTTTTGCCTTTTACCTTGCCGTCTGCAAAGTTTTCTGCTATGCTGTCTTTGACCCACTCGTCTGGGGTCATGTTATATTTTTTTACAAAAAGATCATGCAGTCTCTTGGCAGTGATATTTGACTTGTCTGCAATGGTCTGCATCATATGATCTATTGCATCATAGCTATGAGGATTTTTTAAATCTTTTATCAAATCCTCAACAGCACCTTCTGTTACAAATTCTTGTGCTCGCATACTAGCAATTCCATTTGCGCAATGCCAATGCTTTTCTAGTAGGGTCACCGTTGGGTTTCTTCATGGGGCCTTTTACTCCGCCCATTCTAGCACAGAATGATTTGCGGCGCTTGGCTGCTTTGCTACCGGGCTTTAGTTTACTTGGCTTTGTGGTCACGGCCATTTGCAGTTTGCTACCAGGATTCTCTCTGCGATAACTGGCCACACCCTTGGCATTCAGGCCGCCTTTTTTGCTCTTGCCTTCTTTTCTGCGCCAGGCCGCTGTTTCGTACAGCACATGGTCTGGCAAGGCTTCAAAACTTTCCCACACTTGATCAACATCAACACCATCTCGCTGAGCCACTTCTTCAGCCAACTGGTCCATGGCTTCAAACATGGCGTCAATTTCAGGATCTACCTCGTCAGAAGATTCTTCACTATACATATAGTCCCACACACTTACCAACATTGATTTGGCCACAGCAATCTTTTCTTGACACCATTCAGGCAAGTTATCACCTGATTGAATTAGGTCATCGATGCCTCGAACCGCACGTTCCAGCGTTTCAAGATTGTTTTCAGCCATGCCTGCTTCGTCATCGTACTCGGGGTTGTAGTTTTCCGCCATACTTTTCTTTTTGTCGGCAATTTGTTTTTCAAGTTCACGGATGCGAGCTTGTGTTGCGGCTTGGTCTCGCAGTGGTGCTTTTTTCTGTGCATTTTGACGTAGACCCAAACGCTCAAGTTCTTTTTCGGGAGTCTGTTTTGTGCTCTCTGTCACATCTGTTTTTTTCTTTGTGCTCACATGATTTTCTGTGTGCAGGTTGTCGGTAAATTCTTGTACTCTCATATAAACCTCTTAGTGAAACATTAAGTAACTATCAACTACATCTTTGCGGTTGGCTGCACGATCTCCAGCACCCGGCTGCACAATAACATTCCACTGGGGTTTGGTGCCCACTGGCGTTGCCAACATCTGATCATAAGTGATAATTGATTTGGGATTAACTTGATATCGCTGTGCAATACGTTGTTTGAATGTGTCAAGAGCTTCAGAGCTGGCAAACTGTGTGCGCCCCTTGGCATCTTTGATCAAGCTGTTGCCTTTGCGTGCAATTAGGTCAAAGAACATGTCCTTGGGCACAGTAACACCTTGTTTGACTGTGGCACCAGGATTTTGTTGTTTGTAAAATTCAACTTTCTTTTCTTCACCGCGCTTGCTGCCAGAACTGAAGTTCATTGTGAAGTTTGCTGGTGCAGTACCCGTAGCAACATCGCCCATTTTGGTGTAGGCATAAAACTGCACATCAGGATTGGATTTGGCCACACCATAAGCTAGATCCAAATATTCTTTGCTGAAGAAGTCTCCAGCGTCATGCCAGCGAACTACCAGTTGTACTCCGGCCTTGTCAGTTTTTGCCTTGATTGTTTTGATTTCTTGGTTGACTCTAGCAGTGTATCCTTCGGGATCGTTCACCAAGAAGCTTAGTGCTTGTGCGGCTGACATCGAGCTTGCGGGGAACATCACATATCCACCTTTACGTGCATAGCAGAATAACTGACAAGCACCTGCACCTGGGCAAGTGGTAATCTCTACAAAGTCGCCAGTGTCTTCGTCCACAACAATACCACTTAATGCAGGCAATGTTAAGTCATAAATGATTTCGCCTTCAGTTTTTGACTTTTCCATTTTAGCATTGGTACCAAGAATAGCACGTGGGCGTGTGGTAATTTGACTGGCTAAATCATCCAAGTCCCACTCGGTATTGGCATCGTCTTTGGTGATGGCCTTGATGTTACTGCCATGAATGATAGGGGCAAACTTGTCACGTTTTGTTTTAGTGCCAGTCTTGATACGGTCAGCATAGCCCTGCAATTCGTCACGTGGTATTGTGCGTTGTGGTGCATTGAGCTTGATTGCTTCCGCCACACCTTTATTTGGATATCTCTTTAGTCCACTCAGTGGTACTCGGTATTGCCGCATGCCAACATCAACAATTGCAAAATCGTTACCTAACGAAGCGATCTCACCTTTTTGTCCAAGGTGCTTGACAAACACAGGCAATCCCATCTGCCACTTAGGCAAGCTAACTTCTGAAGAAATAGACGTTTCTGCCATACCTTGTCTGGGCTTGGCTGATACACTACGCACCATCAATTCATATCCACGCTTGATCATTGATGCTTTAACACCAGCAATGGCTTTTTGTTTTGCTTCTTCTTGACTGCCAGCAACAACTGTTACAGGTGCCAATACACCGTGATCAATTGCGTCAATGGTAACGGCGTACTGTTGGTCTGAGCCTTCCGCCACGTTTTGCTGTGGTTGGATTACAAATTTTTGAATTGCTTGTTTCACACCATCTGGAGCATTAGTCCAGGGTTCAGCAACACCGGTGCTGTCGAAACTACTGCCTTGCGGTTTGAGTGCAGGGTTCACATAGGATACTTTGACATCAGTAAACGGAACCGGGGATTGATTGGGAGTGGGTCTATAACTTGCTTGAACTGTTTTGCCGTTGCTTAGTTTATAGTAATTTAGAGTTGGCTCAAACAATTCGTTTACTTGATCTTCTGCCACACCACGCACAGCACGATCTAATCGCCATCTGTGCTGTGGACCTAACAAACGATCATCTTCAGGTTTGGGACTGTGGCCGCCGTACCGACTTGGGTCGGCATGATGCCGTATACCTGTGGCAGTTTTTTCTACTCGTCCAGGTACAACTGGAGAATTGTCAGGAGGAGAATTTGGTCCACGACGACCACTGTTGGCATTTCCAGCTTCTTCAACACCTTGATCTTGAATGTTCAAGACCTTGACCGGGAATCCTCCCAGTGTTGTTTCATTTAATTTAGTCAGTTCATGTATTCGCATATATCAATACCCGTTTTGTTTATTTATTATATCTTCCCAGACGAGTTTAACTTGGGCGGAATACCAGCTGCATCAGTCTTAAATCCCATTTTGGCGGCCTGACGTTGTACTTCGCCGGGCTTGATGTCTTGTGTTATGGCCATGCTGTATCTTGGATCACGTGCTTCTTTATCATTAACAGGAATGTAGCCAGTGGCCTCGGTTACACTTTCATTTTTTTTCTTGCCTGCGCAATGTGCTCGTTGGCTAAAGCCCTTGGGGCTGGCGCAGTTTATTGAACTCTTGTACTTTTGGCTCCATTTTTCGTCTAACACCGCTTCGTCGGTTTTCTTTTTAGTGTTGACATTAATGGCTTTGCCACTGCGCTCTGGATTGGGATCTTGTCTACGCTTACGTGCTGCCGCACTTGCACGACCTTTTTTACCTAGATTTTGTGCTTTACTTTGTGGCAAACACTTGGGCTTGCCTTCACTGTCATCACCTCTAGCACAGTCACCGCGAATCTTGCCATCGGGGCCAAATCGTACCCACTTCTCTTTAAACCACTTGCGCAGATCTTCTTCTAGCTCTTCGTTGGTATTTTTCACGCAGTTGGGATATCGTTTGCCAAACATGGTTTTCATGCCTTCTTTGTGGTAGCCTTTCCAGCAGGCTTCTAGTATTTCGCGATATCTCATTTTTTGTTTCCCCAATTGGCAGCACCTTTTTTGCGACACTGTACCAGTGCACCACTGGCATAAGCACTGGGCCATACTTTGTAACGACTCTTGACTTTGTAGTAACAGGCATCTTGTTTTTCGTTGATCAGCAATTCATTGAACATGGGTCCACCGCACGCGGGGCATTGTTCATGAACTTCTTCGGGAACCACCTGTCCCTGTCGTCGACGCAATTCATTCTTGAGTCGTTGCATCATCTCTTCTTCGGCTCCGGCTCGACCCATGCGCTTGACGGTTTGAGCCGCAGTGCCTGCGGCTTGCACACCACGGATAGCGTCAGCGGCTGTCATGCCTTGTGTAGTAGCACAACCTGGAGTACCGGCTATGCATGCGGCTGCGGCCACAGCAGCCAACCGATCCTTGATTGATTCTTCCAGGGGCATGTCTTTAAAAAACTCAGGATACTGGTCTACCCAATGACGCATGATACGTCCAGCCATGGCATTTGCCTCGTCTTCATAAGGCGACCCAGTTTCTCCAGCATCAGCTGGCATGGTTGCTTGTTCAGATTGGCGGGCATGAGTAAGTTCATGTGCCAGTGTGCGCAAGATATCTAGTGTGTGTCGTCCTGCCACTGCCAGTGTGATTGCATGCTCGGCTGGATCAAATTTGCCAAATGTACCATTCCTGCGTGTCCATTCAGGATCCCGTTTGATAAAAATACGTGGGGGATTTTCAATACCAAGGTATTTGATACAGCTACTGATAAACGGTTTTAAAACTTCTTTAATGTCTTTGTTTTCATTCACACTCTCACCACCGCCACCGCCATCACCTTCTGCGGAGTCGTTACCATAAAATGAATAGCCGGGAAAAAAGTAATTTCCGTAACCAGATCGTTTACGACTCTTTTTCTTGCGCTCAGACAAACTCATTAACTTATCTTTGGCAGCGGCTCTAGCATCACTCAAACGTTGTAGGCTGCCGTTGCCCCGCAAGACCTTGAACGCAAGATTCTCAGCCCCAAACTCTCCAGTTTTATCTAGGCCTGCCTGACGCATGGTGCGTATTTTGTTACGCATAGCGTCCATGCGTTCTAGATCACCCGAAGCAATGGCATCATCAATACGTGCGGCAATATCTTCGTACTTGTTCTTAACACTGATGTCATCAACCTTGGGCAAACGTCTACTTGGAACGCGAACCCAGTCGTTGTTTAATAAACTGTAGATGCCTTGACTGTGATGTGCTTGGGCTGAATCTTGCACATATAATTCAACATCGTAACCGCCAATTTTGTAATCGTGTTGATCATTGTATTGATACTTTTTAGCGTCAAACAACTCACGCATTACATCACTACTGCAAACGTTGTCAAGGTCAACAACTAGATGCAAATCTATGTCACTATATGGGGTATATGTGTAAGCGGCATTGCTTCCCGAGATAGTGATATCTTGAATTTCAAGATCGTCAATACCAAGAAATTCGCGAAAATCGTCAGCTATGGCCAAAAGTTTTTGTTTAACTTCGGGCCGTAGCTGTTCGTTTTGCCACAGTTTAGGGTTTAACGTGTTGTT